TTTGCTGTGATTGCTGATTGATTAATACCTGAATCTTTAATTATCTTACCTGTTGTTGAATCAAATACTGCTATATTCTCATTAACTGCAGAACTTGGTCCTGTTACATCACCATCTGCATTTACACTCCATACTAAATCAGAACCATCAGAAGATAAAACTTGACCAACTGTACCTAAACCCAAACGAACAGTATTATTACTAGCATCCCTATATATAATGTCACCCCTTGTTGTCATTGGATCTGCAGTCCATGGAAGATTAATTAAATTAGAACCATCTCCATAGAATTTATCAGCTGTACAATCGACAACTCCAAGAACATTATAACGGGATTTTAAATTAATATTACCTTTTGAATCTAAATACATCTTTGACCTCTAAAAAATTATTAATTGATTTCTATACGTGCTACAAAAACCAAATTATTTTGTTGCCATGTTGATACTAAATCTGTTGTTGCAATACTAAGGCTTTCAATTTGAGCTTTAGCTGCAGCTACATCTCCGGCAGTAAATTTTACAACAGTAACATCTCCTGCTGCCATTTTACTTCACCTTTTTAACTATTTTCTTTTTGATTGGTTTTATTTTAACTTCTGGTAAAATCTTTTCTTCTTTAATCTCACCAACTGTCACAAAATGAAAACCATTCCCATCTTTCACTTTTTTGAACTGTACCATTTTAATCACCTATATTACCATATAAAGTTAAAGTAACTGCTTTGTCTGTTAATCTATCTATATTTAAAGTTGCTTCTACCATTCTTTATACCTCCATATAAAAAATAAAAAAAAAGAAAGAAAATTAATTCTTTCCCCATACTGATAAATTGTGGATTCCTGTAACAATAGTACCAAGTGTTATGATACCTGTTGCTGGGTCCCAAGATGCTAACTTATCAGCACCTGTATCATCTTGTAAAAGTGTATTTAAAATCACTCCCATTTTTCTACCTTTAGCATCTGCTACATCTGAATCTAAATCAATAGTATCTCCTGTTGCTGCAGTTGCTGGTGTAACTAAAATTAAGTGTTTAAAATCACCTGCTACAGATGAATAAATTGTACAATCTGAAGTTATATCTGCCATTTTTCATTACCTCCTTATGCGATTCCATACATTTGAGTGCTTGAAGCTTCAAATGTAAATACTGGTGTAAGATACTCTTTAAGCATATACACTGCTGAATCATATTCACTTGCTTTTTCTTCATAAGTTAAGTCTTGAAGAACTGCCATGAAAATATATCTCATGTCTAAAAACAAGATTCTCTTTGCACTTGCTCCTGTTGGCATGAATTTATCTTTGATAAACATTACACCATCAAAGTCGAATGCTCCTGGAATACCGAAACCCATTACTGCTTCTGATGGATTTTCAACATTTCTTTGAATGTCTAATAATAATCCTTTCAGATAGTTGTGAGTTGTTGCATCTGTAATTGCTACAGTTACTTGACCGTTTGCATTATAACTAGTTGCAAACTCTGCTCTTATCTGTGCTAAAGTTGGTAATGCACCTGATAAGTTAGTTGTGTTAGTTGTAATACTTACAATTGCTCCGCTTGGTTCTTCTGGATTTGCACTTGCATCACCATTAATTAATGCATCTTCTTCTGCTTCAATTACACTTGCAGTTTTAACTGATAAGTCTAATGAAGAAGGGTCAATGAATCCTCTCATAGCTGCAATTGATGGTCCTGAGACTCTTCCTTTTGCGTATAAGAATTTTACATTAACTGATACTCTATCATATACATCTGTTTGGTCTGCGATTGCTGCATTTTCAGCTGCCCATACTGCTCCACCTTTACTAGTTAATGGGATATAGTCATAAGTTTGACCTTTGATTGCCCTTCTAGGTGTGATGTTTCTAAATGGTGCTTCTCTTACTGTTCTATCTACGATAGTTGAGTCAACATACACTGGAATCATTGCTGTTCCTGCAGTACCTGCTCCACCTGTTTGAGTATCGATTTTATTAATCATAGCATCCTTAATCATAGACCTTTTATCTACTCTCATCATAGGATTATAATACTCTGCACTTTCTCCACTGTTTGCATCCTTATATACAGGTAATGCACCAGCGAAGGATTCGAATGATTTTTCTACTGAGAAATCACTTGGTTGTCCTTTAAACATTGTGTTCATTTTATTCATACCTCATTATTGGCAAGTTACCTTTTTCTAATTGTTCTAAATTTAGTTTAGCTTTTTTTGCCTTTTCATCTTCTTCATCTGTTTCAAAGTTACCCTTGTTTACAGATTCTGATTTTAATTCTTTGATCTGTTTATTCAAATCTTCAATAGTAGCTTCGAAATTAGCTTCTTTTGTTTCAGCTTCTTCTTTAACTTCCTCTTCTACCTTTGTTAATTCTTCTACTTGTTTATTTAATTCTTCAATTTGAGAATCTTTTTCAGTAATAGACTTTTCAAAGGATTCAATCTTAGATTCAAAATCTTTCTTCATCTCTTCATCCATTTTAACTTCCTCCATATTATTTTTAAAACTTTTTGCAACTGCCATTGCTGCTCCGTGTCTGTTACTAGGTATTGCTACAAAACTTGCTTCTAACAATTCAATATCTGTATAGACAGTTACATCATGATTATCAATCTTCTTAACTTCTGTTTCTTTAACAATAGCACCAATACTAATACCGCACTCTGCACCATCATCAAGTAGTCCTTTTATCATCTTAGCTTTTGGATTAGACATATAAAATTTAGGCTCAGCAACGAATGCTGTATGTCCGTTTTTATTTTCCATTCTTCTATTGGTCCATTCACCAACAAGATTTTCTATCTTGTTTTCATGGTTTAATAAGATGGGTACTTTACCTAATTGTAATTTTGCAACTTTTTCAAGTGCATGTGTACCTACAATTTCACCATCACGGTCAATAGAATTATCACTTAAAATTGCCATATATCCACCCTCAGTGGACTTCATTAATGTTTGAAACATTTCTATTTTTTTTTCCATATTATATATCCTCGTTTAACTTATATAAAAATACTATTACTTTTTCGAGTTCCATTCAATGACACACCTACAATTTACGTGTCCAGGAGGGTATTGATGAGCAACACCATTCTTATCAATAAAAGGGTCGTCAAGTTCTGCTTTAGTACCACTTAATGCTCTACAAATATCTGATGTCTTACTATCATTTACAGCTCTCCAAACTTTAAACCCATCAACACCTGATTCTTTAAATGCTGTTAATTTGCCCTCGTTGATGAATCTAGTTGTTTCTGTCCTTGCCAATCTATCAGCTTGTGCATTGGATGTTGTTTTAAACACACCTTTAATATCTTCTTTAATCTCTTTATTACTTTTCTTATCCTTAACACCATTCTCAACAATCTTTAATATATTAAATCGCATTTCTTTAGTAGCTCCTTTAATACCATACCATTGTTTTCCATCATGTAAAGTGTATCCGTTAAGTTGTTGATGTTCTAAAGCTTTTAACTTATCATTAGCTTTCAAACTAAATCCAACCTGTACGCCTGTCTCATTCTCTGCTGTCTCAATACCTTCTAACATAGATGTTTTGATGTACTTTCTTAACTTACCCATAAATGGCATTGAATTGATAGTATTCATAATATCTGCTAGGAACTCACCAAATGTTTTAGTTGTATAAGTCTTATCTATTTTATCAACTGCATGTAATACTTTATCTTCCCAGCTCATAATAGTCTTGCTAATAAAATCAGCATAGTCCTTAGACTCTTCAACATTATTATTTGATTTTGAAAATGTTTTAATATAGTCTTTATTTATATCGTGAGACACTACGTTGTCGTATGTAGGATCATTCTCTATTCTTTCTGCTGAAGTTAAATAATTAATTCTAAAGTCTTGTATAGCTTCATTAACTTCAACATTATATATCATACCAAAATCTATTATAGTTTGTACTAGAATAGATGTATATATATCAACACCTTCTTTGTCTCTAAAAGTAATTATAAATTTTTCATCAGTTTCATAATATCTTATAAGAGGTAACTTTACTTGATTGTCAGTCCTATATTCTTTATATTTTGCTTGGAATTTATCAAATTTATATTCTACTTTCATTTTTTCTCCTTATTTTCTATTTATATTAAAATCTTCTATGTATAATTGTTTTAATTTTATTGACCAATCTATTTTTTCTTTTATTTCTCCTTTCCAAGTATAATCTTTAT